CTCATGCAATCCACAGGAATGAAAGATAAGAATGGTGTGGAGATATTTGAAGGGGATGTAGTATCAGTCAGCGTGCGAAATGGATTCGATTACTTAGATAATAAAGTTTGTATTGTCAAAAATTCAATAGGACATTCGGGATTAGTTTGTGCCACTGTTGATGAAGATTTAGAGTATCGAATTTTTAACACAGAGCTGTTTGAAGAATACACGTATGAAGTCATCGGAAATATATACGAGAATAGCGAGTTATTGGAGGAGAAATAATGAAACTAAAAGACGGATTTTACGCTAGTAGTCATGGTATCGGCGGTTTAATGCTAGATATGCCGACAAAGAACCCTAAAACACGTAAGAAACCAAAAGTCAAAGTCGGTGACATGGTTCGCTGTGAAGCAGAGGAGTTCATCTATCCGTTTCGTGGATATGTAGAGCATCTCTATAATCACTCAGCAATCATCCGCATTGAAAACACGATGGAATGTGACAAGTGGTTAGCGAAAAGCAAAGAGAATTTAGCTGTAGCGAGATTGGTGGATATGGAAGTTATAAAATCTTAATTTTGCTTTTTTACAACTATCCTACAACAATGAGCGTTATTCCACAACTGGAAGGAGAAGAGGCAATTGTGAACATTTTAGAGAATATAGATATTAAGCAAACAAGGAAAAATGCTAGACGATTACTAAAAAGATACAGAAATTTAGAACGTTTGGTCGGACCAGTGAAAATAGACTTTTCCGTGATGACTGTTACCAAAAATTTGAAATTCACAATTGACAGTCAAAACGAAGAAATCATTGAAGCGATAAGTACTCGAGATTCGGTTATCGAAGCATTAACACGGCTAAGTAGAATCCATTTCCAGGTACTTTATTATAGTTATTGTTTTCCTAATAAGATGTCGATGTATCAAATAGGAGAAAAATTAGGATATTCCGATAGAACTATCGAGAGAATGAAGGCAGTAGCTTTGGTTGAATTTGCTGAGGCGTATAAATCAGGAGAACTCATTTCACGTACAAAATAAAAAAGCCGGATCGCTCCGACTATGAATAATATTTCCGACATAAGTATTATATCATAATTGGGGGAATCAGAGGATGGTACTTTTCGATGTAAAGAAATATGAGACACCAAGCGCGAAAGATGTTGATATGGAACGCACAAAACATAATGTCGCTGTGTTTCTTTCAGCATATCTATCAGCTAGATGTAGAGTAGGGCAGCCTCGTGAGCCAAAAGTGACAGCATCATACTCCTTGGTTCCACCATCTACAGCTAATCATGATTTTGAAGCCGAAAGAATGTTGATTGATAAAGAAGAAGCACAAGAAGAATTTGAGTATTTGCATAAATTGTTTATTAGAGGATACTCTGCTATACAGCATCCGCACAAACCCGATGTGACTGAAAGGCGCAAGAAGATATTCTATGATCGTTATATCAATGGTCTGCCCATTTATGTAACTGCTCAAAGGAATAATACTAGCGAAGAATCGGTTAAAGTAGAATCAAACAGAATTATCATCCAATTTGCTTCATCGTTAGAACTGGTTGCTTTCAAGTAGCCAGTTTTTACACTTTTTATACCCTTTTATTACCAATTTGGTTTCCATTTTATACCTTTTTTATACCAATCACTTACCTATTCAATGTTGTATTATGATAGTGTCGAAAGATTAGTGATAGGTCTGAGACAAAATAATAATAAAAGGAACATCGTTTTATTATTGTTTCACAATTAAGCTTCGATAGATAGCGACGGAAATATTAAGAATAAGGATGTGAATTCCAACTCCTTCTAAATTGTTCTTATTATCTATCATCCGTTGCTGTCTATTGTCATTATGTCATTGTGGCGGAAAGGGTAGACGCATTGAGGGAGAGAGTACATGCGTATCGGAAACGTATATCTGATATCAAAAGTCCCTTATCAAAAATTATTGTACTCATGCAAGGTTCGATTCATTGCCAGTGACTTAAGGAACCTACGGAAACAATTCATCTTATCGGATGCCGATGAATTGGCTGACTAGTCGGGATGCTACTAGCAGTTAGAAGGCATAAAATACTAGCGCAGACGTGCGCCACTCTCAGGTGTAGGTTAGGAGAGAAACATTAGTTGGGGTTATTAGGAATACGATAACCTGCTTGCGACAAAGCTTTGTACTGTCGCGTTGGTCATGAACAGAGACGGTATTCTGTTTCAGTATTCGTTAGCAACCGAGGGATGTGGCAGTGGTGAGGCGCAGGAAGTATTAGACTTGTCTGTGTGTAGGTTGCTATTACATATTAGATCACTCTTTGAGTGGTCTTTTTATTTTGAAAGGAGTTTTATCTATGAATGATTTTCATGAGGCAATGCTTATGGCGAATGTCCCAACGAATATGGGAGATGTCTATAAGAAAGCAATAGAAGCAGAGAACAGTCCTACTGGTTTACGAAACAATTGGAACGGCACCTATGCAAATGTGCAAGTAGATAAAGATAATCGTGGGATAGCAATGGATGTGTTGGTTATTTCTTTATTATCCCACACTTTACCCAATTTGCAGGAAACTGTTGAATGGTATGAACGAATGGGTGCAAAAGTAATTAGCACAAATTACAAAGGAGAGAATCAAAATGGCAATGATCAAAATTAGAACAACCATCACAGGAACAGAGTATTGGGATTCAGAAAAGAAAAAGACTGTCGTAGTTCCGAAAGGTCAAGAACCTGATTTTGAAGCAACGGAAGAAAAAGGAATATTAAGTGATGGTAAAACGTTTGTGGCTGTTAATGGTGAACTTATTACTAATAGCAGTGAAATTCTTGATAGCGATGGAAACACTGCTGCTGATTTTGATGGAGACGAAGCTACTAATGATCAGTCCACTGAAGATACGGATGAACTGGACAACATGACTGCAAAAGAATTGCGTGCATATGCTAAGAAACATGGTATTGATATTCCTGGTGCTATCCGTGCAAAAGGCGATATCATAAATCTTATTCGTGAAGCAGAATGAAATACTGTCAGTTTGACGGATGCACGAACAAAATAGCAAAGGGTATCTACTGTACTGAACACAAGAGATCAAGCAGATCACGCAAGAAGAAGCAGCAAGCAAAGTCTGTTTATCATCATGAGAACAAACCATTCTATCGAACACAGGCATGGAAAGATATGCGTCAATTTATTTATGAAAGAGAAGGTGGTCACTGTCAGCGATGCGGTCAGTTCATCTTTGGCAAGAGGGCACACGTCCATCACATTGTACCGATCAAAGACAATGAACTGCTTAAGCTTGATCCAAACAATCTCATGCTTTTATGTTCAAAATGTCATCCAATTATTGAAAATGAAACGGAAGACAAAAAAGTTTTCCCTTCGTATTTTAATTGAAGCCCCCCTATCCATTTTCAAAATTTTTTCGCGTGGGGAGATAGGGTAGCGGGGAGTCACGCGCATCGTTAGGTCAAATTTTTCAAAAAACAAAGGGGGGTGTATACAAGTATGACGACTAAAGCGCAACGTAAAGCGATTGTTGATGAAAAAGTAAGTGCTGAAAAAGCTCGTATTTTAAAAATAATGAATTTGTCTGATTTGTACACCATCACTCTTGATCCATTAATCGAATCATATTTGGATATTTTTGAAATTTACCAACACAAATATCTTTTGTGGAAGGAAAAAGGCTTTCCGGAGACGCAAAAATTCACGAATAAATCAGGTGCCACTAATCAATCGAAGCATCCATTGGCGCAGCAAGTAGAAACTTGGTCAGATAAGAAAATGAAAGCTCTAGATTTGTTGGGGCTAACGAATAAGGCTAAAACTGGTAGACAAATAACTGGCGGATCGACTGCAAGAAAAGATGAAGAAATTACACGTCCAGAAGAAAAGCCAGTAGATGAACTAGCAGCGCACAGAAACAAATGGCGTAAGAAGGCAGGTACTGAAAAATGATCGAACCTGGTGTAAATTATGCCGATTTATTTGCAAAAGAAGTAAGAAAGAAACCTGGGAAATATCCTAAAACTGTTCGTTTGGCAGTGGATCGTTGGTATCGGTGGAAAAAACGTAAAGATATTTGGTTTGATGTAGATCGTGCGAATGAAATGATGGACTGGGTTGAGTCGTTTATCGTTCATACAAAAGGTGACATGGTTGGAAAACCGTTTATTCTGGAGCCTTGGGAAAAGTTTATTTATTCATGGATTTATGGTTGGGTACGAGAAAACGAAAAAGGTCAGATTGTCCGTGTAACTCGTGAGGCATATGTCCAAATTCCCAAAAAGAATGGTAAAACACTTATTGCAGTGGGTGCTTTAGGATATGCGATGTATGGTGAAGGTGCTTTATCTGTTAACTGTTATGCATGTGCTTCTGATTTTGCTCAGGCGCAATATGCTGCACAACCGTTTGCTGACTCCATTTTAAATAATCCTGTTTTGCTTGATGGCACCAAAATATTTAAAGGCCCAAAAGGTACTGTATCAAGTATTACTTATGAATACTTAGATGGAGATTTAGCACTGAAAAACAAATTTATTGTTCAAACGAAAAATATTGAAAATATTGAGGGGTCGAATCCATATTTTGTCTGTAATGATGAGTTGCACAAACAGGAAAAAATGGAACAATACGATAATTTTAAGTCTGCACAGATATCATTACCACAACCATTAATGTTTAATATTTCAACAGCGGGTAAAGGTAGCAGCTCGGTTGGCATGCGTGTTTATCGTGAAGCGAAAGAAGTGTTAAAACGTGATGACAATGACTCATCGTTTGTTTTAATCTATGAGCCAAATAAAGGATATGATTGGACTGATAGAAAAGTTTGGGAAATGTGCAATCCTAACTGGGGGATATCAGTTGATCTTTCCGCCTTGGAGTCAGCGTTTAAAACGGCACAACGTTCAGCACATTCAAAAGCCGAGTTTCTAACGAAGCACTTGGATGTATTTGTAAACGGTGCGGATAATTTCTTTGAACAGGATCAAGTAGAGCCGTGTTTGGTTACTACCCAAGAGCTTGGAAATTTAAGTGGTGAACCTTGTTACATTGGTTTGGATTTATCACGCACACGAGATTTGACCTGTGTGTCTTTAAACTTCCCAACGTGGGATGAAGATGGAAAAGCGGTCCTTAAAGTGAAGCAGCTTTATTTTATTCCCAATGAAGATTTAGAGTTTCGAGAAAAAGAAGATAACGTGCCTTACAGCGATTTAGCTGAACAAGGTTTTGTTGAATTTTGCGATGGTAAAATGATTGATCAAGATCAAATCTTGCAGTACATCGAAGACTGCATGGATTTATACGATATACAACAAGTGAATTATGATCCAGCGATGAGCGACAAACTTGTTGAGAAATTGGAGAACTTAGGATTGGAATGCGTTGAGGTTGCCCAATATCCTAAAGTGTTGAACGCTCCTTTTGATGATGTCGAACGGTTGTTTTATGAGAAACGAATTCAATTTGATAATCCATTGTTCCTTTATTGCACCTTGAACGTTGTAGCAATCACTAACATCAACGGACAAAAAGCGCCAAGTAAACGTCAATCAAAGAAAAAGATTGATGGTTTCGTGGCGTTTTTGTGTGGTCATAAGGAAACGATGAATCAGATGACAGATATTGATTCGGATGAATTAGATGATTACCTTAGTTCCATCTATAGATAAATAGAAAGGCGGTGAGAAATATTGAAATTACGTGATCGGTTATCGAATGCAGTCTATTCCTTTATGGAAAAGCGTGGGTACATCGAGGATATGTTTGGCCACTATACGCGTTACGGTCAAAGATATGTAACAGATTCCTCTATCATGGAATCTTCTGATGTTTATGAATTGGTCCAGGATATCTCAAACCAGGTAGCGTTGTCCTCACCTGTTGTCATAGGTCCAGACGGTAATGAAGTGAAGGACCACCACTTGCTAAAAATTTTGAAGAATCCCAATGATTATTTGACCGGATTCGAATTTACCAAATTGGAAACAAATACCCTACTGATCAATGGTGAGACATTCCCATTAACAGATCGGGACCAGCTTCATTTGGCATACGGTGTAACCACTAAAATCAATGAACGACTTCAAGAAGAATTTGAAATGAATGGACAAAAAATACCTGGTCAAATGATTCGACACATTAAGAACATCGGAACTGATTCATTAAAAGGTGCTGGAATAATTGATCTTGCAAGAAACACTCTGGAAGGCGTTCTGAGCGCTGAAAAAGTTTTGACGGATAAATATACTAAAGGCGGTTTACTTGCGTTCATGCTTAAACTGGACGCCCACATCAATCCAAATAATAGCGCCCAAACGAAAATTGTCAAAGCTATATTGGATCAACTGGAAGGAACGCAAAATGACAGTGATCATTCTGTTAAGATGATTCCTCTGGGAAAAGGATATTCCATCGAGACGTTAAAAAGTCCTGTTGATGACGCGGCTATTTTGAACTATTTAGGTGTTTATAAAAAAGACTTAGGTAAATTTTTAGGAATCAATGTTGATACGTATCAATCGTTGATGAAAACAGACATCGAAAAAGCGATGATGTATCTGCACAACAAAGCAATCAAACCAATATTGAAGAACAAGAGCGAACATTACACCGCTCTTTTTTTTATGCCTAATTCTGGCTATCGAGTGGAATGGAAAATTAACATTTTGGATTTTGTTCCTTACTCAACAAAAACAAATATTGGCTACAACATTGTTCGTACTGGGATTACAAGTCCAGATAATGTGGCAGAAATGCTTGGTTTTCCTAAACAGAACACTCCAGAAACACAAGCTATCTATATTTCAAATGACTTGTCTATGATTGGCCAGAAAAATGCAACAGATGATTCCTTACCAACGAATGATCAAAACTTGAAAGGAGGTGATGGAAATGAAGAAGAAGGAAATTCGCACGATTGACATCACCAACCTTTCAACGCGTTCTGATGAAGAAACTCATACGAGGACCATTAGTGGATATGCTGCTGTATTCAATAGCCCAACACTATTATGGGACGATTTGAGTGAAGTCATTGCACCAGGCGCTTTTGCTAGAACGATTAGTAACTCCGATGTACGTTGCTTATTTAACCACGATTGGTCCAATGTGCTAGGACGTACTAAAAGCGGAACCCTTCGCCTTGAAGAAGATGAACGTGGTTTGAAATTCGAAGTTGATTTACCAGACACAACGGTAGCAAGGGACTTAGTTAAATCTATGGAACGAGGAGACATCAACCAATGTAGTTTTGGTTTTGTGCCGACTGAAGAAACGTGGGACTACAATTCTGAACCAATGCTTCGAACAATCCATGAAGTGGAATTATACGAGGTTTCTATTGTGCCTTTGCCAGCATACGAAGATACAGAAGCTGCATTAAGAAGTCGTGATGAATTAGAAAAAAACGTCGAAGAAAGAAAAAAATTAATCAAAAAAATTAATCAAGCGCTAGAAGCGTAGGAGGAAAAATACATGGATAAAGAATTATTGAAAAAAATGAAGGCACGTCGTGAGCAACGATTGACTGAATTACGTGAAAAAGTTGAATCAGGAGAATTACGCGAAGCAGATTTAGAAGCCGTGAAAGAAGAAATTGACAGTGTTATTGATGAATTGAACGGAATTAAAGACGAATTAGGCGCAGATTCTGGAACTGATGAAACAGACGACAATACAGATGATCAATCGAATAGTACGGATTCAGACGAAAGCCGTTCTGGTGAAGACAACGATCAAGAAGAAGATTCAGACAGTGAAGATAGTTCAGAAAATCGTTCTGGAATGATTACTCAACAGCAACGAGATGGATTACTTGGATCAATTAAGAACGGATTGGAGGCACGTGCAAAAATGACCAATAAACAAAAAGATCAACAACTACGAAAAGCATTTGCTAATTTTGTAGTTGGAAATATTTCTGAAGCAGAAGCTCGAGCTTTAGGGATTGAAGCTGGCAACGGCTCAGTTACTGTCCCAGAAGTAATTGCATCTGAAGTTATTACTTATGCTCAAGAAGAAAATTTACTTCGTAAATACGGAACAGTGGTGCGAACATCAGGAGATGTCAAATATCCAATTCTTGTGAAGAAAGCAGATGCGAATGTAAACAAGAAAGAGCGTTCAACTGATATTGCTGAAACAGCTATTCAGTTTGATGAAATTTTGCTTGATCCTGCCGAATTCGATGCTTTGGCAACAGTAACTAAAAAATTACTAAAAATGTCTGGTGTTCCAGTTGAAGATATTGTTGTGGAAGAATTGAAAAAAGCTTATGTGCGTAAAGAAATCAATTATATGTTCAATGGTGATGACGCTGGAAATGAAAATCCTGGTGCATTAGCCAAAAAGGCTGTAGCATTTGAAAAACCTTTAGATCTAACTGCTGCAGGTGCTGGGCAAAAATTATATGATGCATTAATCGAATTTAAAAATACACCAGTGACAGAAGTGATGAAAAAGGGACGCTTTATTATTAATCGAGCTGCTTTGACTGCTATTGAAAAAATGAAAACAGATGATGGATTTCCTTTGTTGCGTCCATTTACACAAGCAGAAGGTGGAATAGGTTACCAATTAGTTGGCTATCCTGTGGATTGGACAGATGCAGCAGATAAAAAGGGTAAACCAGACACACCAGTTTTATATTTTGGCGATTTTTCTGCATTTAAAATTCAAGAAGTTATTGGTGCCTTGGAAATTCAAAAACTTGTTGAAAAATTCTCTGGTAAAAATCAAATTGGATTCCAAATTTACAACTTGCTAGATGGTCAATTGGTTTATTCTCCATTTGAACCGGCAGTATATCGCTACGAAATTACAAAACCAGTTGGTGGTTAAGATGGAAGAGCAAACTAAAGAATTGTCTTTAGAGGAAAAATTCAAATCACATATTCATTTTGAAGAGGGCATGGATGATTCTTTGCTCTCTTTTTATTTAAATATGGCAAAAGATTATGTCAAAACAGCAACTGGTGGCCAACAAGAATATCTTATTTTGATGGTTGCCGGCATTGCCTATGAATATAGAGTTTCAGAGGATGAACTCGACAAAGCTATGAATGCCATGACGCCATTTATCGTGCAAGGAGCGATTCAAAATGCCGAAGAGACAGACTAATAATCTCAGATGGAAAGCCGAATTGCTAGACATCAAAACAGGAACAGACGGAAACGATCGTCCAACTACAATTTACGAATTTAAGCGTCTAATATTCTATGAAGAACTCGGTGTGACTTCTCAAGAAAAATATTTATCACAGCAAGCCAAGACAGACGTTGTCAGACGAATTAAAGTCAGATGGGATAAATCCATCACAGAGAAATTAAGTGCGCTCAAAATTGATTCTGTAACGTATAACATTACTCGCATTTATACGAATCCCGATGCAAGAGAAATGGAGTTGAGTTTAGCTTATGTCGATTAGCTTTGATGAATTGAAAACAGCGCTGAAATCAACAAAGTTACCAGTGTTCAGAGACAAAGCCAGATTAGGGACGATGTATCCATACATTGTGTACTCAAATGTGAGTAACAGCAAAAAAATGGCATCCGGTAAAGTCTATAAAAAATTACCTTATTACCAAGTCTCTTTTTTTACACTTGGAACAGAACAGGATTTAGTTGTTATTGAACAAGCGCTGCAAAATGCTGGCATTCCATATTCAGACTTTACAGGTATACAAGGTGATGAGAATGACGATACCGTGACCAACTATTACACATATGTGAGGTGTGTGGAAAATGCCAAGTAATAAGAATGGTTTTTCTGAAATATCGGATTATTTAGGGAATCTTTCTAGAGTTGATCCAAAAAAATTATCATTGGAATCTTTAGAAGAAGCTGCAAAGTTTTACCTAGAGCAGTTGCTTCCTAATATTCCTAAGTCCCTGCTTAAAAAGAAGCATATGAGCGAACAAATAAAAGTTGTTGTTGAAGAAGACCGAGTGAAAGTCCAGTTTGAAGAGACTGCTTTTTACTGGCGCTTTACCGAAAATGGTACGACAAAACAAAAAGCACAACACTTTGCAAGCGGTACGTATGAACAAAATAAAGAAAAAATCGAAGAGATCATGACGAAGAAAATACTTGATTTATGGGAAGGATGATTTTAATTGGGAAAGCAAGATACTTTTTATTTTGAAGGATTGGACGACATTTTAATCGCGATGATGGCAACGCCAGATTCTGTTGGAACTGCTCCGACTTATAGTGAAGTTGTCCGGTTGCCTATCGCTACAAAAATTGGAGTCAAAGGCAATGGTACAGCATTGGAAAAATGGGCATCAAGCAAAATGTTCCGACGCGTGTCCCGAGAAACAAAACATGAAATTGCGTTGGATCATGTAGGTATTCCAATTGCGGTAATGGATGAAATCAAAGGGATGATTGCAAAAAGCGGAGTAACATTTAGTAAAAATACCGCACGAGAATTTCCTTACCTTGCATTTGGATTCATTGGAAATATTGAAGGCGGAGGTAAAAAAGCTGTATGGTATCCAAACACGCAACTATCTAATGTAATTGATGAAGAATACGCTACTGCTGAAGATGAAACAAAAATCGATGATGTAACTGCAAACTTTGTTTCTACAGGACTGAAATACAATAATGTGATGTATGCAAGTTTTGATTCGAATCGTGAAGAAGCGACAATGGATCTATTTGGAAAATTCATTGCTCAACCTGTATACGATGAAGAACAGTGGAAAACATTGGCTAAAGTTGGAGGTGCAGGCTAATGGCTCGGTTATCTGATTATGGAATTAACGTTGAAGACTTAAAAAATTCTGCTACTGTCACTATTCAAGGTGTAGAATTCCCTATCTCATTTACTATGCAAACAATGGAATTTATAGCAGATGTGTATGGTGGAGATTATTCGCAATTTGAATCTGATATGAACGCCATGCTATCTAAAAAAGAAGGACAAATTTCTTCTGCTAACTTATCGCCTAGTGATCTAAAAATCATGCGTGCCTTGATTTATGCCATGCTGCGTACTGGTGGTTTAGAGGAAGATCCAGAAACTATTTTCAAATTTTTGGGAATGAGTGGAGAGGTGTTGTCTGCTTATAGTACCTGTATGGAAATTTTTGCTAGCCAGACATTTCAGGTGGAAGACCTAAAAAAATCCAAGAAGCCACAAGACTTTCAAAAAACGCAAGCAAAAAGAAAGGTAAACAAAAAGAATCGGAAGAGATAGGAACTCCTTGGAGTTTTTATATTTACGTTGCTCTCACTCTATTGAATTGGAGTGAGAGTTTCTTTTTGAAGTCTACACCTAACTTGTGGCTCAAATCTTATTTACAGTGGTTACAACAAAACACCGATTTTGAACCACCTCAATCTGTAACTATGGATAAATCGCCTTGGTGGTAGAAAGGAGCGCTAAGATAAATGGCTGGTAAAGAATCTGATGTCGTTCTTAATTTTAAAACGAATGGCGAAGTCAGTTATTCGAAAACAATCAAAGAAATCAACAAAGAAATGAACTTAGCCGCTGCCGAGTACAAAAACCAAGTGTCTGCGATGGACAAGGATGCAACTCAAACAGAAAAATTGCGAGCGGCTAAACAAAAGTTAGAAAAACAACTGGGGTTAGCTGAACAACGATCTCAAATGTTGAGAGAAGAATATGAAAAATCTGTCAAAGAGACAGGCGAATATTCTGCTGAATCAGAAAAATTATATAAGCAATTGCTTAATTCGGAAACTGGAGAAAATAAGCTTCGTACAGCATTAGAACAGACGAACGATGCACTTAAAGAACAAGGTGACGTTTCTGTTGATACAGCAAAAAAACTCCAGAAAATCGAAGAAACAGGTGAGAAAGTAAAAGGCGTTGGTGAAAAAATGTCTGTTGGAGTAACCGCGCCTATTGTAGCAGCAGGTGCAGCTGGTTTAGCCGCATTCTCAGAAGTTGATGAAGCTATGGACACTATTATACAAAAGACAGGCGCAACAGGCGATGTTGCTGATCGTTTATCTACCTCATTTGAAAACGTTGGTTCAAATACTCACTTAGAACTACAAACAGTCGGAGAAGCGATTGGTGAAGTCAATACTCAATTTGGGTTCATGGATAAGAAACTGGAAGATTCGACAGATTACCTATTGAAATATGCTGATATCAATAATACTGATGTCTCTCAAGCAGCAATTTATGCTAGACAATCGATCGAAGCTTATGAACTATCCTACGATGATTTAAACGATGTATTAGATGTTACTACCAAAACTTCCCAGAACACAGGACAATCAGTTGATGACCTTATGAAGAAGGCGATTGATGGTGCACCTCAAATCAAACAATTAGGATTGAGTTTCGATGAAGGGGTGACCTTAATTGGTAAATTTGAGCAAGCTGGGGTTGATTCAAGCACAATGTTAAGCAAGATGTCTAAAGCTTCAGTTGTTTATGCCAAAGACAATCTATCGTTACAAGACGGATTAAAGGGAACAATCGATTCAATACTGAATGCAAAAGATGAAACAGAAGCGCTGAGAATTGCTAATGAAGTATTTGGAAAAGGGTCAGATAAAATGGTTGACGCAATCAAACGAGGAACGTTCACCTTGGATGATTTAGCAAAAGTAGCCAAAGAAAGCGGCGGTACAGTGGCTGATACATTTGCAGAAACGGAAGATCCTATTGACGCTGCTAATCGTGCGATGAATAATGCGAAGTTTGCTTTAGCAGACGTCGGCGAATCCGTCCAAATCAGCTTATTGCCTTTTTTTGAAAAAGCAACTTCCTTATTACAGGAATTCTCTAAATGGTGGGGGTCTCTAGATCAAGATACAAAGAATTGGATCATAACAATTGCTGGGATAGCGGCAGCAGTTGGACCAGTACTAATCGTTCTTGGTTCACTTATGGGATCTGTTACAAAAATCGTTGGGGGAGTTAAAAGCTTTATAGGAGTTTGGCAAGGACTTGCTGGTTTATTTGGAATATCTGGGGGCTGGTTTGCATTAGCAGTTATAGCTATTGGCGCATTAGTTACTGGACTAATTTGGGCATATAATAACGTTAAATGGTTTCATGATGGAGTGAATTCTTTCTTCAAAGGTGTTTCAGATGTAGCTGTTGAAATATTCAATTTTTTAGGTGGTTATTTTGGTGGATTTTTCGATGGCGTTATAGCAAATTTCAATAATTTTTATAATGCTGGAAAACGAATTTTCAGTGGTTTTCTAGATTTTATTACTGGAGTATTTACAGGAAATTGGTCAAAAGCATGGCAAGGTCTAGTTGATATTTTTGGAGGTATTTTCGATGGTATTGTTGCTGTGGGGAAAGCTCCTATTAATGCCATGATTGGATTGATTAATGGATTTATTGGTGGATTGAATAATATCAAGATACCAAAATGGGTTCCTGGTATAGGAGGGAAATCATTCTCTATATCAAAAATCCCTTATCTAGCACAAGGTGGTCATCTGATCAACGGGCAAGCAATCGTTGGTGAAGCTGGTCCAGAGTTACTGACCGCTAAGAATGGAAAAACCACAGTTACTCCATTATCAGACGAAGAAAAACGCAAAGGAATCAGCGGAAGAGTTTCCGGAGGTAGCATTGAACAACATATACACATTGGCAAAGTCGATGCAAACAATCCATCTGAGTTAGATCGTATGAATCGTAAATTTGCTAAAGCAAACCAACAGGCTATTTATGATTTGGGAGGTGTTCCTATTTGAGTCGACAATTTATGAATCCAGATGAACCAAATTTTATTTGGAAAAATCGGAATGCAGTAATTGATATGGATTGCATCATTGAGGTAGAGCTTCCAGATATTATGCCGAACAAGCGATACGAAACTTACACGGTTCAGGGCCGAAGCGGAGAATTGACGGAGACGTTTGATGATTATGAACCTTTTGATTTAGAAATAGAAGGGATCACTATCCCACATTCCAAACTGAGGGAAGTCAAAAGATGGCTTACTGGTAAAAGCCAATTAATCACTCATAATGATCCAGACAAGTATCTAGATGCTATCTGCAGCATGGATAAAGAAGTCCCATTCGAAAACGAGTGGGGCTTCTTTTATACATTCGATGTTACTTTTCGTTGCCAACCATTAAAAAAGAAATTGAACGAACAACCGATAATTATCACAGAATCAAGAGAAGATATTTTCGATCCTGGAGACGAAGTAGCAAAACCCTATTTTGAAATTGTGTCCGAAGGCGGTCATTTGTCGCTAACGATTGGTACAAAAACTTTGCTTGTAGAGAATACACTAGCCGGGGTCGTGAAGATAGATACTGAGCTAGGAAAGGCAATTCAAGAAGACGCCCCATTGTTTACTCGTGGAGATTGGCCAACGCTTAATCCTGGTAAAAATCAATTAATCATATCTGGAAAATACAAAGAAATAAAAGTCTGGAATAGGAGTGTGTATCTGTGACGCAAGAATTTATTTATGCTTATAAAAAAATGCCAGATGATTTGAGTGTTAACGGAGCGTCGTTAGTTGATTGGGAAGATTTGCCAGAAATCAATCGTGTGTTGAATGGCCAATATCGTTTTTATGGTAACTATTCAAGAAGCGGACAGTATCGGTCTTACTTAAAAAAAGGAAATTTCATAAAAGCGAAGGTGCCGGATGGTTCGTGGCAATATTTTGAAATTTATAATGTCAAAAAGAATTTGACCTCCGTTTCTGTAACAGCTCGGCATATTGGTTTTATGGCCAATAAGAACTTTATTGTCAAGTCGTTTACGGATAACGGCAATGGGTCTCAGATCATGACCAATCTTAAAAACAGTTTGGCATTTGATCAAAAATTTAACTATCTTTCGAATGTAGGGACAACGCACCAATTTACAGCAAGACAAGTCGCGCCAATTGAAGCAATCATTGGTTCAAACAACGGTAATCAAAATTTGACTGGCGTGACTAGCGCGGAACTTGATATGGATAACTATGATTTGAAACTGGTAAAACAGATTGGATCAGATAATGGTTTTCGGATTGATTTTGGCATCAATTTAGAAGCAATCGAAGAAGAAATTGATGAAGAATCAATTGTCAATAGTCTGTATTTGATTGGCGGAGTTCCTGATAACGATTATGACGAAGACAAAGAGCCTATTGAATATGGATATTTAGAAACTGATGGTGTGACTAACGAAAACAGACGCATTGGAAAACGAGAAAATGGCGACTGCAAAACAGTTGATGAATTGATTAAATGGGGTAAAACCTTATTTGATAATGATCGTATTCACGAACCAAAAGCAACTCACACAGTTAGTATGGTCGCGCTAGAGCATACGCTCGAATACGGTGACATGTATCAAGAGTTAGCAGCTTTACATTTTGGTGATGTCGCTCATGTGAGGGCGAAAGAACTAGATATCGAGATAAAAGAGCGCATGGTCGAATACACTTATTTCCCGACACTCGGAAAATACAAAGATTTTGTTTTGGGTAATGACTTATCTCTTTATACCTCGACAGTAAACACGCAGACGCAAGAACTAAAAAAGAAAATCGACAACCGAACTGAAACATTAGTTCAAAATGTGTTGAACGCAACGGCATGGATCACAGGCAATTCCGGCGGACATGTCGTTTTTCGTCCAGAAAAAGCTCCATCAGAGATTCTTATCATGGATACTCCAAATGTAGCGAATGCGAAGCGTGTGTGGCGCTGGAATTTAAACGGTCTAGGATATTCAGATAATGGAGTAAATGGTCCCTTTGGTATTGCAATGACTTCTAAAGGAGAGATCGTTGCTGATTTTATTAAAGTCGGCACAATCAACGCAGAAGTATTTGAAACTTCATTTAATGCTTATGGTGATGTTCTGAAACTTGTTAAAGGCACACTTCAAATCTGGAAAGAAAATAAAAAAATCATGGAAATCACAAAAAAAGGAATGGAGTTCTGGAATACTAAGGAATCAATTGGAACTATTGGAACAACCGATTCTGCGGGCAACCCTTTTCCAGGCGCATCTACTCCTACGCCGTTAGAAGACAATTCGTTGGTAATACGTACAAATGGCGACGGAAAGTATATTTTGATTTCTCCAGCAGTAGGAAAGGGATTTGTCCTTTTAGGAAACGGAAAAGCAACTTATTTTGGTGACTTTGATGTTCAAGGAACTTTCACGGTGAAAGGGAAAGAAATTGATGGTGGTAACTCAGGCGGAAATGACAACGGTTGGAATGGACAATATCCACCAGAAGTAACTACTGACAGGGATAAACGTTATTGGCAGATCTGGAAAATGGCAATAGGTGCTGGCTTTACTAAACAAGCTGCTGCAGCCTTACTTGGAAATGCTCAAGGAGAATCAGATGCTAATCCAACCGCTGATGAGGGCAATGGCGCACCAGGGTTCGGATATGGTATATGGCAATGGACGGATTCCACAGGTGCAACTAGCGGACGTGTCTATATGCTCAACTTAATGACAAAGGCTGGCATCAGTGATGATCCAGACACGATCACGGCGCAGTTCAAATTGTTGATGTGGCATGCCCCTAATGGACAATGGATTGCAACCAGCGCTTATCCTTATTCGTGGACACAGTTTATGACGTTGACCGATATCAACACAGCAGCGCAAGCATTCGTAGCTAACTTTGAACGTCCACGCGATCCACATCCAGAACGAACAACGTGGTCACAAGAATGGTATGACAAGTTCAAAGATTTGGAAATTCCTGCATCAAAAGGGTATATAAAACCAATTGCAGATCCAATCAGAGTGACGAGTGAATTTGGCTGGCGCACTTCTCCAATTACAGGCGCACAAGAATTTCATAACGGTATTGACCTTGTAAATGGAAATCCTAATACACCTATTTTTGCATCAGCAGATGGCGAAGTGATTGTTGCAGGTGATGCAAATTACTTTGACTGGTATGGAAATTGGACAGTGATTAAACACGCTGATGGAATGTATACAGGCTACGCACATCAAAGCCGAGTAGACGTCTCAAAAGGTCAGAAGGTAACTGCTGGTCAGCAAATTGGACTGATGGGCACTACTGGACCGTCAACAGGAGAACATTTACATTTTCAATTTATGGATGAGTTTTATCCATCATCGGCAGCGCATTTTCACAATGCAAGAGACTACATCGATTTCTAAAGGAGGGATAGTCGTGGCAGAAACGCAGCATAAAATGGTCCTATCCACCACCGAACCAAACAACGGAATAAATTTGGTTCGAATTCGGCAAGGGGATGTTTTAACACAAAAGTTCGTTGTTGAAGTGGTGGAACATGGCAAACTAAAAACATTCGATGGCCTAGTGCCATTTTTTATTAATACAACAAAATTTGGCGAAAACCAACCTGTTGAACAAAAAGTACAGGAATACAGTCCAGCACAGGCAAGGCTTGTTTACACGTTAAGCGAGCCTGACTGGCAATGGGGTG